TTCAAAAGTCCCCTTGTTTTTGACGAGACAAAAAGTTCAAGTTTTATATCAATCTCATTCTGAGATTGTTAGGTGATTTCATTCAACGCTCGTTCTTAGCGGTGTATAGAAATCTGTTTCCGCAAAGGTAATCGGTTATTTTCAGGTGGCAAAATCTGTACACAGAAATTCAATGTACCACCGTTAATAAATCCTATATACACTATGGTTTTGTAATCTACAATCTTGCAAAATAGAACCATTTTCCATCGGAAATTAGTTTCAAAAATCTGAGACGCAAAAAAAATGAGGGCGGCGTGTGATTATTTGCCAAAAATCTAAATTTCAACATAGGGGGGGGCTTCAAATCCTCTCACAACCTTCAATTCCCTCATTTATTTCCTTTCTGCTGCATTATCCCTTTCATTGCAATGCAAGCGTCCACCAACAACAAGAAACGCGCTTACGCGTCAAATAAACGCTGTATTCCTTGCAAGGGAACATTGAGAACAAAAAAAAGAACAGACAAGATATTATATATTATCTCATCTGCTCTATCATATCATGACAAATAAAAAAGCATTTCATTCTTCTTCTTTCTTCTTCTGCATGTCTGCAATGCTCTGCTGCAATAGGTGTCGATAATGTATGTCTAAACCAAGTAACGCGGCGCAAAATGAGAATAACATGCCTGCGCTTGTTTGAATGGTTATATCTATGATCGCGATTGGGTTGTAGAAGAACGCGGTCACAAGCAAGAAAATCCCTACAGCCGCAAAGATGTAGGCCAATATAATTTGTCCGTCTTTTGTATCACGTTTGCCGTCGTTGTTAAGGTCAAGGAAGTTCATGTGCGATATATTGTTATGGTGTTATATTCCGAGTTTCTTTTCTATCTTACTGAGACGTTGGCTGAATTCATTGAGTTTGGTTCTTGTATAGGCTGTTGTGTTTAGGCTATCTAAAACCAACCCGTGTTGTTCTTTTATATCAGCAGTGTTCTCCTGAATCTTCTTGCTTATCTCTTCAAGTTTGTCCGTAATCATTGGGAGAAATATATTGTTCAGATTGTTCACGTCTGCTTGTGATATTGGGGATTGCATTACAAGTTTCCATTTGGTGTTATCTTCACTTGGTTCTGTTTGGTTATTGTTGGATTGAGATACCCACGTGCAACCGTTATGCGCTACAACGTCTAATTCTTCATATATCTCCTTTGTTGTATAGCGTCCCTTAAATTGGGGTATCACCTTGCCGATGTTGAATTCTGCCATTGTTCTATTGTTATTTGATTGTTATAATTAGGTCGTAATAATCGATTTCTGCTTGTACCTTATCTTTGATAATATCGGGCACATATAACTTTAGCATGCCCGTGTCATCAATGTGGAATTTCATTATTCTAAATGGATTGATAATCATATTGTCATTATGATGTTTCCTTTATTATTGATTTTGAAGTTGGTTGGTTTGTGTTCTTCTACAATAACCCTTGCTTCATATTGTTTTGGTTTGAAGTTCTCATCGTGAAATACCAAATCGCCGTTCTTTTTGGTATTTCTAATCTTAGAACGCACGAGCACTTCATCTATATCCAAAAGCGGTTTTTTCTCTATGAATGAATAAATGAAACTATTATCGGCCACTTCAAAAGAGTATGAGTTTATAATGAATGTTTTATCTCTGAACCAATGGTATTTTATGTGGGTTGTTGGGTGCAGTTCTTTTTTGAATGTACCTTCTAACTTAATTGTGGGCGTTTTATTTTGGTTGCTATATTTGGTGATAAGCAGTTCTTCTGCACGTCCTACAATTCCGAGTTGTACCATAGATAAATCTTTCAATGTTGAAATATCCCATGTTTCTTTATCCCAAAAATAGGGGCTACTCAGATTTGGTGCTTTGTTGTCAAATGTGGTTATATCATTTGATATTTGCATTGTGTTATCGATGAATGTGCTATCATTTAGCTTGTTCTCATATATTGTTTCTGAATCATCATTATTATCTTCCGCCCGAGTAATGAAAGACGTTTCATAATTGGTTATTACATTGCACGGACAAGAATAACGCACGCATTGGTATATGTCAAGCCTTTTTGAAATGCTCAAACCAACATAAGGGCGCATCAAAGTGAACTCAACCAAACCGCTCATATTTGGAGGTAAAGGTACATTCAGGCCGTGTTTGTCTCCATAAAGTAGGCTTTCTTTCCAATTCTGTGTTTCTTGTATAATAGCCCCATCATCAGGATTAAAAAAGAGTATTGACGTGGTCGCTTCTTCCTGCCATTGTTTTGTTTTTGAGTTATAATATAAATCACCAAATCGGAGTTGATATAATAGGCCGTTGTATGTTCTATCTTTGCTCAATTTTCTGCACGGAAACCAAGCATCATAAAAGGCTTCAAATTTGAAATCTATATTGACGATATTTGCCCACTCTTCTTCTGTGGTATTTATATATCCTATTTTATGGGTAAACCATTCTTGTTTTATAGTATCGTGAAATTCAGTCCAATCTATATTTTCCACTTTTTTCCCTGATTTAGGCCAAGTATAGCCGTCCGTTATTGTCCACGCAGTTTGAAAGAAGAATGCCTTTTTCAGGTTGATTTTTTTGATATTGTCTTCACCTTTATATTCCACAATATCAAATTCACATGGCATGGCTGCATTGTGTTCATAAAAGAATCGTTTGGAAGCCAATTTCTCATTTATAACGGGCTTGTTTTGGCTTACATTGCCGCCGTTATCGCGTTCATAAGAATAGAACTTATAATCGTCCTTATCATTGAAATAGTTGTACCTTACAAATGAATTGAATGTTGCCACACGCTCAATTGAAATTTCATGATTCTGCACGTGCAAACTATCCCTGCCATCGTCTATGCACTCCCAATATTTTCCATATTGTTTTTTTTCTCCATATCCCGAGGTTGTTTCTAATCTCATATCATTATATTTTTGCTTGTTGAGTTTAGAAATGGGGTAATGTTTAGCCGTTACTTCAATCATTGTTTTTGGCGATAATACACTCAAATTGAAATCGTTAGAGTTGAAATCATCCTTATCTAATGAGTAAACATCGGCCTTGAAAAGCCCCGAGACCTTGCGGCGAGTCTCTAAGAAATAAACTTCATAGAATTGTTCATCGGTTTTGGCGTCATAGTCCACAAAATAAATCGCATCTTTGTAAGGTACACAAGAAAGACCGAGGAATTGGCATATTTGTTCTATTACCTCTAATTGGTTTTTAGGCACTCCGTCCTCGTCAAACCAATTCAATTCATTGATATGTAAGGCTTCTAATGCTGATATTTGCTTATCGTTCTTGATTGCGGCAATGCTTGTTGGCCAATAGATTTTTGTATATAGCCCTAACAAGTCAAACGCATTAAAGATATAATCTTGAATTGAATTGTGCCTTGCACCATTGGCCTTATATGGAAAATAAGCAAGTGTACTAAGTGCGTCTTGGCACTCTAATTCAAAACTATCATATTCAGAATTATATCCTTGATTATATACATTTGGCGTCGCGTACCCATACCAATACAATTCATAGTTCTTTGGGTCGTTCTCGCTATCTTCTTTTGTATTTGCACGCCGTTTCTTCTCCTTTAGCAATAAAACCATGATATTATTACCAATAGAATCATTGAGAGTTTCATCATATTCTTTCAAAAGAAAACGCACAGTTGCTGTGCTACATTTGTAGGGCTTATATATGTTCTCGTCTGATTGGACTTCAATAGAGAAAGGGTGATCCAATAGAATTATTTCTTGTCCTGTCATTTGTTCATTACCCCTTATATTTGAATTCACAACCACCTTGAATAACTCGTTTTCAAGGTTTCTAAAATAACCATATCGATACATTGCTATAATACTCTACTTGTTTTATTTTGGTGATTTGAAAGGACACCCACTAAATCACGACCGCTAATTTTAAATTGAACACTTGCTCCATTCATTGGGCTTGGGCTTGTTGATTGTTGGAGTGTATTATATAAGCGTTTTTGGTCGTTGCGATTGATCACAAGCTCACCTGAATTTAAACGGGCTAAAATCTTATCCCCGTAAAATGAATTGCCACCAACGACCCCGCCGCTCTCAAATTTTGGGAGTGATGAGAAAATGGAAAGTATGCTTGCAATGACTGTTCCAATCGACACGATATTCAATGGAAATGGGAGTGCTGCTGCGCTTGCTGTTCCGCTACTTAATGCACTTGCTTCATTGGCCACAATTAGCTTACTTATTTGAGGAAGTATATTTGACACCGACGCTGAAACACTTCCCATCATCTTCAAAAAGCTATCATCTGTAACATCCCCAAGAGCACTAAACACATTACCAACCGATTGCGCTGCTTGCCCCAAATTCTCATATTTAGTTTTTATGTCATCAGCATTTTCAGCAATGGCAGATTGCTTTTTCTCGTCAATGCTAAGTTGTATTTTATGTTCCTTATCGGTCAAGAATTTTAATTGCTCTGAGAGTAAATCTAATTCTGTCTTGTCTGTTGTTACACTGATAGACGTTTTAAGGCCACTGATTTTTTGCTGAACTTTTATCAGAGAATCAAGTAATGAGTTCATTGAGTTCTCATCAATTTTTGGATTGAGCTGAATTTCAAGCAACTCTTTATCAGACTTCAATTTCTCAATCTCATCTCTGAGTAGGTTGAAACTATCTGAACCTACACGGACATTTTTAATCTGTTGCTCTTTGCTACTAATCAGGTCACTGATTTCTTGAATGCTTCCTTGCTCAATTGTCGGTTTTTGGGTGGTTTGTTTTGGCTTCTCGTCAAATAATTTATTGCGGCGTTTTAATTTATCGATTTGGTCTTGAACAACGGCCGCCTCTTGCTTCAATTGATATAATCGACCGCTTGAAACGTTGGTTTTTGATAGCTCTTCATTTATCGCGTGCAACTTGTCTTCATAGAACTTCAATGAACCAATCTCAGGGGCTGCAATTTCCGTTTTCTTTGAACCACTTCCATGTTTCTTTGAACCACCTTTCTTTGAACCACTCTTCTTTCCTCCAATGCTTGGAAGCCCTGAACCTCCACTACCTTTGAACGTTTGTGTTACAGTGCGATCTTCCTTAACATTAAGTTTTACATCGGTTGAACCATTCTTCAAACCAAGGTATTTTTTGAGACTGTTCCACCAAGCGACAATCTTTTGCCATAAGTTTTGCAGCCATTTCCATGCTTCCATAACAGCATTTTTCACGGCGCGGCCAAGCGGGAAATCAGAAAAACGCTTCCAAATGTCAGTAGCAAATTTCTTGCACACTTGCCATAACTCAATGATTGGTTTTATTGCTATTGCACAAGCGACGATAAATGCTTCACCAAGAGCTTTTATCAGCCAAATAGTGTATTGCACATACCCTTTCAACGCGTCCCAAATTGTAAAGCTGCTATCAAATCCACTCATCAGCTGATTCCATTGGTCACACAAACCTTCAAACCAACTTATCAGGTCACTAACAGCGTCGCAAACATATTGGAGATAAGAATAAATTTGCCGTAATAAGGCACTTTGTCCGATAGTCAGAAAAAAGTTTTCAGTGACCACACCGAGTTTTTTCCACGATTTTCCGAGACTGTTATTTTGAACTTCTGCCATCTCTAAGGCCGCGTTGGTGCCATCAATTTGGGCGGCCAATTCCCCAAATTTTTGTCTGTTCTCCACTAAATTTTTGAGGAGTGAAGCATTGGCGATTCCGACAAGCTCGACATAATCCGCGTATGTGAGGTGATTCTTGGCGCACGATTCTAATACTTCATTGAGAGAATGCAAGCTCAAATTATACTCACTATATTCTTCACGCACGGACATCAAGCGGCTTAATGTAGAATTTAATGCAGTACCCAATTCCTCAGATTTTCCAAGGTATTTGTCACCCACGCCCTCAATTACACCGAGTGCCATATTCAAATCGACACCCGCCGACGCAAAGGCGCTGCCACTTTTCTGCAAAATCGCCGCGACGTTTTGTATCTCTTGTGATCCCAAACGGCTTGCTTGGGCTATCTTATTACTTGTTTCAACGGCTGATTCCCCACTCAAATTAAAGGCTGCCAAAACGCTTGAAAGGTATTGCCCCGCGTCTTCTGATGATATGCGACCCGCCGCTGATAAAGCTAAGACCGCGCGGCTCATGGTATTTAGTGCCGTTGTGTTCTTGCTCAACTCGGGATTGATACCAATAAGGCCTTGTTGCATTTTGATTATCTCAATTGTTGCAACACCGCTTTGGTTACTGAGTTCCTTTGCACTCTGAGCAAATTTCATCATTTCAACGTCGGAGGCCTCGGCTATGTTTTGGAATGCATTGAGTTCTTGTTTGAGATTATCCCACTGAGAAAGTGACTTGGACACAACAGCAACAGCAACACCCGCAACAGCAAGCAAGCCACCTGATAAGCCCGATAATGAACCGAGAATTTCAGTGACCGATGAAGATATGCCACCACCCAATGAACCAAACATACCTGAAAGACCTTCCAATTGAGAAGATAAAGAACCAAATACAGAATCTAAAGAACCAAGATTCTTTTCAAGGC